TTCTTCACTTTTTAATGTAGATTCATTTGCTAACTTCTGCAGTTCTTGTAGCTGCTTCTTTTCTCTATTAATGTCTCCAAGCCAATTACTACCAGTCTCTAGTTTTTCCGCATATTTCATAGATGGTTCGATTCTAGGATAGTCGAAATTTTTTAATAGATTCGAAAATGTATTGTTAGTCTCCATAATAAACCTCCTTTTACATTCATAATATCAATTTTATTAAATAAAAGGAAGACTACACTTTTTGTGTAGTCTCAGATAGGAGGGAAATCTTAACCGTCATTCGATCGTAAAGGTAGTTACACTGAATTATTGACGATATTTTTATTTAAGCAGCTTATGCCACTTACTGGAATAACGAGACTCGAACTCATGACCCTACGATTAACAGTCGTATGCTCTACCAACTGAGCTATATTCCATTAACGTGTCACTTGCAAACTTGTAGAAAAAAGAGGAGGTTATTCACCTCACTTCATTTTATTGAGAACGTATGTCTGCAAGTGACCATCGAAAGTCAAATCAAACGGTGACTAAACCAGAAAGTGTTGTGTAATGTGTCCATTTCTTTGACTTTCGATATTACTATATTAGCACTCAAATTCGTATAAAAACCGCCAACTTTCCGCCAAAAAACCGCCAAAAATTATTTATATGCAATTATTTTGCCATTGCGGTAAGCTTCTGCGAATTCAATCAAAGCTTCTGATTTCATTCTTTGAATACTTCTTTCAGAATAGCCAACTTCTCTTGCGATTTTATAATTAGAGTAATGGTCCTGCACACAGAAACTGTAGTGAAGAATTTGACGACTTATTATGCTTAAGGACATCAAAGCTGTTAAAATTGCATCACGTTCTGCTTCAACATCCATCATCTGGATCAACGCATCCTCTGCTTTGTTCCCATGCTTTATACCTTTGGGCATGTCTGTAATGATTGGTGATCGAACATCTACTAAGGAACGACCAGCTATTCGGTCCAAACGTCTAAAATTTTTCAACACGGCTCTCGCATTGGCTCTAGTCTGACTGAAATCAACTTCTTTTAACAATTGAATCAAGTTAAATCGCTCCTTTTATGTTATAATATCAATGTGGTTGGTCGGAGCGATTCCGACTTTTTTTATTTTTTAGAATTTTGAGTGCCGTTTGCAATCGCCTTTTCTTGCAAGCGACGCTTTTTCTTTTTAATTTTTGATTTTTTCTTACCCATGTTGCACCTCCAGTGTAATTGGTCTGCCATACTTTAAAATTTTCCAAGAGCCAGCATCATGTGACATTGATTGGCCAATTTCATAGTGATGCTTATCAAGTTCAGCTTCTATTTTTGAAAGATATGGCTCTGAATACTCAACGTACACTCCATCAACTTGCCTTCCTAAGATATAAACTTCTGGATAACTCATACACTTGAACCCCCTAAATATAGCCCTAACCCCAAAATAAACGAGCATGAAAGGAAATAAACGAGGTCACTGCTTGTTATGTCATTGCTATACACGAAATAACTCACGGCTGCTTTTGCTACAAGAATCATTATTGCAATGCCACTAACTTTATTTATTACTCTTTTCCAATTGCGTTTCATTTATTCACCATCTTTCCACAGCACGGACATACTTTCGTTTAGTATTGCTTCTGTTAGTCCCAATTCCTTGCTGTATCCAATTAAAGCAGCAGCTAACGTGAAGACAATTTCATTATCATCCATTCCTGTAGCATTTATACCGATTTCGTTTTCACCAGTTTTTGTTAATAAGAGTTGTTCCATTTATTTGACCTCCTCACTTAATCCCCAAAAAGGATTTACCTTGTAAAATTTCTCAACTTCTCGATTCAAAGATCGCACCATACTTTCTAAAACTGTTGCTCGCGTTCCTAATGTGACATTTTGCTTTTTCGCTTTTTTGACACTTGTAATGCCTAAGTTGTGTCTTAATTCAGAAAAAATTAGTATTCCCTGATTACTATATTTCCATTTTAAATCTGGATTGGCTTGAATCTTTTCCCATAATTCGTTAGTGACAACTAAATAGTTATAATCACCTAAAAACGTTTGTTTTGCGGAACTTTTTAAGTCTGCCAACGTTACTTTTATTTCATAACATCTAATAGTGTTGTCAGTAGAATAAGTCATAAAGTCGACTCTTTCCTTGCCAAACCAGCCAATGGTTACCTCAAAACAGCCGAATACTCCCATTTTGTTGGTATAGTGCCACAAGCATTTCTCAGCTTGTCTGGTTAAATCAGTTTTCATTAGTTACCCACTTTCACTTAATTCCTAAGACGACATAACCATCTTGTTGGGCATAATCTGTAATGTACGTTATTTCTGAGACATGGACATCACCTGTATATTGTCCCTCTTGATATTCGTTTAAGCGTAAGATATCACCTTTTTTATAGTTACGGTCATTTTTACGGATTTCAAAACGTTTATTCCCTGAAACAACCGCTTCAAAGTATTCTGGTAAAATTTTAAGCTCGTGAATGGTTGGCTCTTTCTCGACTTCGTAGCCATACCTCATAGCGTCGCACAACGTAAACTGTATATCTGCACTATTACTCAACCAATCATAAAATTCTCCGCTGTAATCCCATTTTTCAGCAACAAACCCATCTGAATCAGTTGCGTACTCAACGCTTAAAAAGAGATCAATTATATCAGTGGAATACTTATGTTTATCAAGCCATTCCGCAACAAACTTCGGTACCACGACTTTTTCTGGTTCGTCTATCTGTTTTGCTAAGCCAATCGCGTTGTTATATGCGTCTTTTTTACCTCGCGAAAAATCAGTATAATCACTAATTTCTGCGTTGCGATTTATATTTGCTCTAATTTCTTCTAACGTTTCAATAAATTCTTGTTTATTCATCGCTAATCCCCCTTGAAACTGTTAAAACAGTAGACAGATGTCCGTTATTACGCAAATATTTCAATAAGTCATCAATATCAGATACATCTTCATCTTCTCCGTAATAGATGCTTTCAATTATTACAGCTAAATCTATATAGCTTATTTTTAATCGTTTCATTCTGTTCTCTCCAATAGTTTTAAGTTATCCCATACATTTCCGATGACTAATAGTTCAAAAAGTGGATATGTCTTATTTGGATCTCCTGAAAATGCCCCTAAAAAAGAGTCATAGTAATCTACACCCTCACTTTTAAACACGAATGAACAGTCTTCCCAAATAACATCAGTGATGTATTCTGAAATACCTTCATTTGTTACTTCTATTATTTTCAAAATATCACCCTCAAAAATTTCAACGCCGTTCTTGTCTTTCAACCCTGTTGATTGTCCGACTGTTTCCTTATCAATCAGATAAACCGAATTTTCATCTGATTCATTTACGATGGCATACTGGCCAAACATAAAAGTTAGAAGTCCAATATGCCAGTTACCTCTTTGATCTCTTGCTCTAAATTTTGGGATCATCTTCTTTACTCTCTTTCCGCTTAAAAATATAAATTTATATGTTCAAAGACATCTCTTTTTTTACTAGTGGTGTAGTTGTCAAAACGAACGAACAGCTCTTTCTTTACATTATTTGTTAAAAACCTGACAGAATATCCATACTTAATTCTGCTTATTTCAATGGCATCTCTGCATATTTTTCTCAGCTCATTTTTCGATAGTTTAACTCTAAAACCTAGCACTATGTCAGTAACACCATTCACGGTCTCTGTCTTAGCGGACCAATCGTCATTACAATAATGCCCATAAAATTGCCAAAGTTTATCATTATCTAACTCAAGCAAATTTATTTGCTCATTCATCTTATTCACCCGCTTTCATAAATACTAACCAATGTGTTTTTGCTCTTTTATTGCCGTACAATGGCTCACAATCAATTGTGCTTAATATTTCAGATAACTTGATTTGTTCCTCGTTCCATTTAAAAACTAACGTCCCATTGGGCTTCAAAACCCTCATACACTCATGAAAACCTTTTTGTATATCTTCTTTCCAAGTTTTCTCGTTTAGCTTGCCATATTTTTTAGCCAACCAGCTGTTATTACCACACCTCAATAAATGCGGAGGATCAAATACAACATGATAAAACGAGTTATCTTCAAAAGGCATCTTTCTAAAATCTGCAACTAGATTAGGATTAACATCGATAACATGCCCACTGTCTAATTTTTCGTAATGTTCTCTGTTGTCCATAAACAAAACTTGTTCGTTTTGCTTATCAAACCAAAACATTCTGCTACCACAGCAAGCATCAAGTATTCTTTTCATAATTTCAAAGGAGAAAAAGCTTTTTAATGCGGCCGCAAATCTCCGCTCCTTTCTGATTATTTAACTAATACATAAAATCCATTTTTCTTTGCAACGTCTCCTCGAATTCCCAAATGGCCTTCCAACTCTTCAAAGGTCCTTTTTGTAATTTTAGAAAGTTGCGTGTCATACCCCAAATTTCTAAGTGTCACGTATTCATCTGGTGTTAATTGGTCTAAATCTATTGCCACAATTGGTGGAAACCGTTCAGCAGACGGTTTAAATGTCACACTAGTTAATTTCATATTTTTTTACCTCACAATTTTACCGCTTTATTTTTCGATTTAAGGCGTTTTAAATCATTTATGATTAATTACCCTAAACTAATTATTGAATTTAACTGTCGTTAAATTACGCCGTAAAAACAACAAATTATTTCTTATTCATCCACGACTGATTACTTTTTGTTTTCTTCTTAGTTTTTTCTTGAAATGATTCTTCTTTCGCTTTTTCACGTAATTGTTTTGGCTTTTCTGGTGGAATTACAACGTTTACGACCTTTCCACCTGCCACTTCTGCAGCAAGATTCGCTAATTCATCGTCTGTAAAATGCATCGCCTGCTTAATTTGATTAGTGATATTACCCTCTTTATCAAGATACCCACTACATTTCACTACTTTTACTTTTTCCACGTAATCACCTACTCTTTTTTTAATGTACTGCTTCATTTTTCGTATACCCTTACCTCTATCTTGTCCTTTGCGAACAACCCAAGTGCCTGAGATAGCGAAATAATCAATAACCCCTAACGGTGAGTGAATCGCAAACTGGTGACTTGCTTCATAAAATTCGAAAGGATAACCAAGTTCAAAAATATTCTTCATTACCTCTGTACTCATAAATAAGACATGAGCTTTTCTTTTGTTTTTTAATTCTTGTGTTGGGTACTTTGTCATTCACTATTTCCCCTCCATGTACTCTTTTATTTGTCTATCAAGTTCCAATTGTTCTTCTGGCGATAGCTTTTCTTCTTGCTGTTTATTTGGTTCTTTTGCCCATTCTGGTAAATTTTCAGTCCTAACATTTTGACGTTGGTAAGTCGTTCGTTGTTGGCCACGTTCTTTTTCATTCTTGATTTCAAATTTTAGTTTTTCAAACTGCGTTCTTAGCTTAGAAGCACTTCTAATGTTTCCAAACCAAAATGAATTTGTCGGTAACCAATCAAGAACATAGTCAATTGCTGCAATAGTTTGTTGATCTCGTTCTTCGATTAATCTGAAAACATCTGCCCATTTTTCAATCTTCACTTTTTTCATTTCACTTGGAAAATCATTGATTAAATTATTTTGTAATTTTTGAGCAAGACGTAAATGTTCGTCAGAATATTTACAAGGAGGTTTCTTTGACTCTTCTTTATTATCTTTATCTATTTCTTTATCTATATCTTTATCTGTTCCGTTACTCAGCGTTACATCAGCGTTACGTGTAACGTTACTAGTAACGTTACTTAATGACAGTTGCTTTTGTTTTTCTCGGTATTTCGCTTGTCTAATGCGATTTTGCTCTTTGACTTTTTCCATACCATCAATGGCCTGGTATTCTTCCCAATTCTTAATGAAAATTACATCTTCATAGGTTGTTACCATGCTGTATTTTTCTAAAGTTAAAATGGCAAATTTTACAAACTCAACTGTGAAATCAAAATCAGCTGCTAAATCTTCATCTGAATAGGGCAAAGTATCAGTTAAAAACAATCCGCCTTTTTGGTTGCTTTCACCAGCACGAGCTAGTAAAAATACCCAAAACAAAATTACTCGATCGCCATCTGGCAATTTGCGTATTCGTTTGATTTTCTTATTATCAGGTAAACTAGTACTTAATTTTATCCAGCTAATTTCAGCCACTTATCTAGCCTCCTATGTGTAATTTTTTGATAGTTTCTTGGTTCAATTTGATACCTTTAACATGATATTTTTTCTTAAATGCTGTAATACCAATGTTATGTTTTTCGGTGTGATGGCATCGACACAAACCAGCGTAAGTGTATTCTGTATGGTCTACGCTTTTTCTTTTGCGACGACCTAGAGCTTTATCGAAATGGTCAATATCTGCACCAGTTTTTCCACATATGCAACAAACTCGTTTAGTGATACATTTGTAAAAGTAATACTCTTGATTTGCTGGCAAAATGTCATAGCCTTTTCTAAATGGAATGTTATTTTCAAAGATGAAATTTAAAATAATGTTCGCTAAAATTGTTGCGTCGTCCATTGTGTTTTCTGAATCGTTCCTGAGGCTAATTTCATAGCCCTGGAGCGCTTCAAAACGGAGATAGAACATTTCCTTTAACACTTCCGTTTCTTGCCCTGTGAAAGAGAATATATCCTCTAGCATTGCAAAGATAAATCGACGTTGGGCAACACTAAATTTTCTCGGATCAATAAATCTTATTTCAACTTCTCTTGGCCCTGTATAATCAAAATACATGGTTTTTAATCGTTCAATATTTATTGCTTCGTTTATTACTGCTGTTATTGAGTTGTTTTTCAAACTCTTAATAACAGCAGAATAAACATTGTTTAGGTTCATTCAATCACTTCCACTTGAATCCCGTTATTAATAATAAAATTGTTTAGAGCAACTAACTTTTGATGTTCTGCTGTTAGTCTTAACGTAACTGTTTTCTCTTGTTGTTTTTTGCAGGTTTTTGGCGCTTCTTCTGTGATGATTTCGCCTGTAGCAGTGTCAACTGTTTTATTGTTGATTGTTTCAGTTTTCAAAGCAGCAATGGCTTCGTCGTGTTCTTTTTTTGCTCTTTCACGTTCTTCTTGTTCTTTTTTTAAAGCAACGGCGGAATCAATTTCTTTTATCAGCTCTGGTGCAGTAGACCCTTTATCAATTAATGCGACCCAAGAAAACGAGTCAAGGCCAACTGCCTTAGCATAATTTTCAACAATGAGCTTATCGTTTTTTATACGTTCTTTTTCAGATGCAACTGCTACCATCGATGCCGCTATTTCCTCAATAGTTTTCTTATTTGGTTCACCTTTAACTGTGAAAGCTGTTTTATTAGTCCACGAACTAGGAATTTCAATTTCGTCAATGGATACATTGTAGTTTTCAGACATTTCAGCAATCACTTTTTGAAGCTTTTTGCTTCGTTTCTGCTTCTCTGCTTCTTCGTATGATTTGATGCTTTCGTTAATTTCTGAACTAACTTCACTTATTTTTTCAGTATATTTTTTTATTTTTTCCTCAAAATCTTTTAACGGCTTATCATATTGATTTTTAACTTCTTTACGTTGATCATCTAGCAACGTTACAACTTTATTTAAGTCTGCTCTTGCTTTTTTAGCTTCAGGAATGTTTTCATCTGTGAAAATCATTGTTGAATAGTGCTTAACTGCGCTCTCAACCATCTCAGCCAACTGTGCTTCATTTTGGATAGTGATTTTACTAGCTTTAAAATCAACATTAAACTGCAATTCTGTTGTTAATTCGTTTGTCATTAGCTTTGCCCCCATGTAATGTTTTCTTCTGGTTGTGGCTGGAATTGTTGTATCCATTGTTTCAGAACTTCAACAGCTTTATTGAACATACTAGACGGCATGTTTTCATTGACATCAACATTCAATTCTTTACTTAGTTCATTCCGCACATAGTCAAGTTCAGAATTCGATAACTCAGAAAGTTGTCTGATATGATCGTTTAACGTGGCTAACTGTTTACCGCTAATCAAATTAACTTTCGATGTATCATTGTTCTTTTCAGCTGCCGTTTGGCCATCGTCGTCTTTATCTGCTGCAATTCCAAACGCTGCCGAAAGCGAGTAACGTCTTGCATATGTCGTTAAACTTCCTAATCCTTGAGGATTTGTCCCGCTGTTTGGAAATTCAAAAGGTCCATGAACTATATATTGACCACTAACATGAGTAATAATTGTTGTGACTTTTAAAGCATTATTCTCATTGACGACATTTTGTTGGAAATCAATTCCGCTTTCTGATTCTTGTGCAGCTTTTCTAATTGCTTCTTCAATCGCTTTTAGAGTTGCATATTGGAAATTCATTGGACCTTTTTTCGTTGTATAGGCAACTTCTGCGTCAAATCTTGGTTGAATTAATTTGCTTTTTAGCTTATACATCCCATCAAACAATTCTTTTAAATTTTCGCTGTTCTCGTTCATTTATTCCCCTTCTTTCAGTAATGAAATAACTTTTTGAAGTCCTTCGATTAATTCAACTTGATTAAAATAAGCACTTTCATCTAAACTCTCGAATACTGTTCTAACTTCTTCATCTTCGCTATCTTGGTAAACAGCAACATGATTATTAATAGCATCCTTTTCAAAAATCAGTGATCCATAAGGTGAATGATTATCAATTAAGACAATTCTTTGCATTGAATCCACTTCCACTCTCATGCTATAATTCTCCTATCAATTAATTTTGTTTGTGACTTTTTGCTTGCCGGCGGAAGTCACTTTTTTGTTTCTTGGATAAATAACGCTTCTGGAAATACAGCCTTATTTATCGCAGTGTCTGGATATTTTTCTTTAAGCTTTTGAAATACCAGGGCTTTCGTATCCTCAACCACGTAAATTTTCAAACTATCTTTTCCTACTGCTTTAAACATCTAAATTCCCTTCTCTCTTTTTGTTGCATAATGTATATTTGATTTTTTTGTTGCTGGTACCATAAATCAGCAAGTTTTTTCGTTTGCTGTAGTTTTTCTTTCCTTGTCATTTATTTACCTCTCTATCTTCAAGAGCTAAGTCATAAAATAATGTCCAAATAATGAACAATCCAATATACACATTTTGGATGATTGGATTAAAGTTTCCACCCACTAGCAGACCCAATCCGAAAACAATAAGCAGTACTGCAATTCTTCTTAAGTTATAAATTTTTCTCATATTATTTACCTCCTATAACGTCTATTTATTTCGCTTATACTTGTTTTTTTCCCGCCAAACCAAAAATTCATCAAATTTCTGAATGTGGATAATTGGCATGCATGATGTAACGAGTCTATATCCATCTTTAAATTCTTTATGTTCCTTAAACTCTCTCAGAAGTTTTTGAAATGTTGGTTTGTGATGCTGATAGCCAAAATAAACAATTGCTTCATCTTTTGCCATCCAAGCTTGCTGTAAATCGATAGTCTTTGCTAGTGTGATTTGCATGTAGACATCTCCTTTCTATGCTGTCTTGTCATGTAAGAACTTGTTAACAAAATATATTTGCCCTTTACCAGTAATTTTCGGCGTTCGACTAATTCGAATACTTCCATCTGGATTGTTATGGGTTCGTTCCTTGATTTCCGCAATTCCCAAATCAAGTGACCGCTGGGTTGGCATATTGTAGCTTTCACCTTTTCGAGCAATTAGATACCCATTGTCTCGCAGCCATTGGAATAAACGATTCTGCCCAATGTCGATGCCGTTTTGCTTGATTAGCTTAGCTAGGTCACCGATTAAAATGGAAGTCTTACTTGCATCAACGGCATCTGCAAATAATGCTTTAGGTTTTAATGATTCATTTTCTAGTTGTAATACTTCTATTTTTTTCTGTTGAAATTCAAGAGCTCGTTTAGTCAGCATTTCTGGGCTATTCCAAAACTTTTCTAGTTGAATAAAATATCTACGAGCTTGCTTTCCTCTTTCGGTACGTTGTAGCATTGAAATTTCCTTAGCCATGTCTAGTTTCACATAATGATTTACTTGTGGGCGACCACCAAAAGGTTTATCGGATTTTTCCGAGAAACTGATAAAATCAACGTTTTCATCAAACCCGTATTTAATCATTCGTTTAAACCAATCAGTATAATTATCTTTAACTCCCAGAAATTCATATAACTCTCTACCGTTAACTAACTGTTCATCATTTTCATTTGTTGTAACTTTAATTAGTTCGTTCATACGGTTTCATCCCTTCTATTCTGGTTGTCTTTCGTTCCATTAATGGAACACTTTTCCTTTTTCATTTGTATACTTCCAAAACTACCTTTGTTCACAAACATGAACTTTCTCTTTAAAAAAATATAAATGAATAAAATTTGTTTCCAAGTCTAGCAATTTGCAAGCTTTCGTAATTTCAGTGTCTTTCCAAGAGACTTTCCCGTTCATTTTCAATGATATTGTTCTCTCCGACAATCCCATTGCGATAGCAAAATTATATTGAGTTCCAAACTTTTCAACAATTCTTCCTGCTAATTTTGAGTAATCATAGCACATTTATAAACACCTCCTTCAAGTTCATGAACATGAACTTTATAACCATATAATACATTGTTCATTTCTTATTGTCAACGAAAAAGTTCATGATTCATGAATTTTTTCGTTGAAGATATATTCAATATCTTGTATACTTAAATCTATAAGGAGGTGTACCAATGGATAGAGTTAAAACATCTGCTCGTCTAAAGCAACTTATGAGTGAGCGCAATTTAAAACAAGTTGATATTCTGCGTTTGTCAGAACCATATCAAAAAGAATTAAATATAAAAATGAGTAAAAGTACTTTGTCACAATATGTAACTGGAAAGCAATCACCTGACCAAAATAGAATTTATCTTTTGTCAAAAACTTTAGATGTTAACGAAGCGTGGCTAATGGGGTTTGATGTCTCTAAAAAAAGAATCCCTGACGAACAAAGATCTAGTGAAAAAGATGACTTCGACATAGTACCTATATTCAACCAGTTAGAACCCAAGCTCCAACAGCTTATATATAACGAAGCTAAGTCTCATTTAGAAAAACAAAACAAAGCTTCTAATAACGTGGTTAACATTAACAAGAAAAAATATGATACTTTAGCTGCGCATTCACCAGACCCTGATAAAGTATTTACTGATGAAGAGAAACTTAAAATTAATCAATTTCTAGATAAAGTGGATGCTGATTATGATAGGAAGCAAAAAGAATGTAAACATCTTTTTGATGATGATTCAGATGATAAAGAATAATTTTCAGGAGTATTTTATGAACGAATATGAGCTGTTGGTGTCAGAGGTACAGAAAAAAGCACCAGTTATTGAAACAGATTTGTTTCAAAATACTGGATGCTATGGTTTGTACCGTGATGGTAGAATTTATATTGAAAAATCGTTGAGTCTAATAAAAAAAAGGAATGTGCTAGCTGAGGAACTTGGCCACCACGATACATCGTTTGGTGACATATTAAACCAAGATTGTTTAGAAAATCGTAAACAAGAACTAAAAGCTAGACAATATGCTTTAGAACAATTAGTCACTTTGGATGATCTAATTAAGTGTTCAGAATCAGGATTCAGTAATCATTACACGTGTGCTGAATTTTTAGGGGTAGACGTTGAAACGCTCAAAAATGTACTCGCCTATTATCGACAAAAATTTGGTGATACCCATTTTTATAAAGGAAGAATTTTCGAGTTTAATGATTTATCAGTCATGATTTTAAATACAAATTTACAATAAAAAAGCCCGTGCTACAACACGGAACTCTTTCCTCATTATGAGAATTATTCAATAAATACATTATATCAGAAATGGGGAGCTTTAAAAACGCCGATTGTAAAATTAAGCTAGACAAATAAAAAAGTCATTTGTGCTACACT